GGCGTATGCCAACGGGTCAACCGCTTCAATAGCTTGAAGCAACTCTATACCAATACTTCTTCGCCCTTCAAGGTACTCCAGTGTACTCCTTTCGGGTGAAAAATTGTTATTGTACACACCACACAAGCCAAGTATGTGCCATAAAACACGCTGGCCCTGTCGGGTCTTTAACACGGCTGATAGATCAGTATTCAAATATAGTCCCTCCGTCTAGATCCAAATACCTCATTTTATTTCCTTTTAATTCTACTTTCTGTATACGACGAGACTCAAAAGAACTAGACCCAAACAGTTTTTCAAAAGCGGCCCCACCATCTTTTCCTATGACATCCAAGAACTTGTTCGCCATTTCCGTATTTACTTTGGAATGAAAAACTCTTGAAGGCAAAGCTCCAAATATAAAATTAGCGGCCCACGCTCTACGTTTACCTAAGCCTAGGGATTTTCTTTTACCAACGTTAGCTGTGTCGAGTAAGTTATATGCGACCCCTACCCAATCTTTTTTAACTAGCCTATTTTTAAGGCCAGGCCATTTAATAATATTGTACTCGCCTACATTATAAGCAGTATCAAGGATAGCTTTTTTTACGATAGAGGGGGCCTTAGAGAAACCTTGAAGTTTTTTAGATAAAAAAGTATTCTTCTGCATAAGCAACACAGTAGCAGCTTCCTTATCAGTTAAGTGAGGCATACCTAAATTCTTGTATGCTTCCTCAGTAACCCCGTATCCTCGTGTTGGTGTATGGGTTAAGCCGTCCCCTTTACCCTCTAGTTGAGGATAGCTGTCAACTAATTCAGCTATATATGTGGGTAAATCACCCATTCAGACCTCTTACAGTTTCCGCAATGTCTGCTCTTGTTTTACCCACGTCGGCTTGCTTCTTAGCCATTTCAGCTTGGAACTGTTGAACCATCATCTGCTGTTGTAACTCTTGTTGCTGTTTCTGTTGGGCTGCTCTTTGCTGGCGAATCTGGTCAACTTCTTTATCAGACCTTAAAACCTTAGACGATGTTCCTGAAATATCTGCAATCTCTTGCAGTATATGGTCGGAGTCAACCCTGTCCAATACTTCTTGATCGTACTGCGCTAACTGCCCAGCATACACGATGAAGTTTTCAATACTTTCAAGAGCAACCAACTTCTGAGCCTGAGCCAACGGACTTATCATTGTTACTTCAAGACCAGACACTGCGTTAGCGTATTGTTCAGGAACTTGTGCAAACTTACCACGGCGTAGCATTATATTAAAGCATCGATTAATCAAAGGAAGAAAAAATTCGTGCTGCGCTCGTTCTACTACTGGGCCGAGCCGTGTCATTTTTTCTCGTTCTTTTGCAGCCACTTCTGCCGCCTTAAACGGAGTCGCATTAGGATCACGACTAGTGGATAAAAATATGTCATTGTAGAAAGCCTTTTTGATCCTACCTTCAATACGCTCACCAGCTGCCGCCGCACCTTGGTAGTCGAACTGCATATCATACAGTTTAGTAATCTTCTGGTTGGGATTATTAAACCAGTTCATACCACCCGGCAACGTATTAAGCTGATTCTTCATTAAGTAAGGAGCATTGACAGGCGGTTCGACTTCTTTATGGATGGCCATGAGAAAAGCGGCATCGATCTCTTGTAAGCGCTTTATGTCAGGCAACGCTCTACTACCACGGCCTACACCATACACGTCTCCACCTAACGTTGACCACCTGCATGTAGGATATGGGAACTCATAAAAACCACGAGTCCGTAATGCCTTCCTTTCTTTAAGGGCAGGCTGCTGGGCTACTGACAAAGAACCAGTGTTACCTGATATCGTGTACTCAAATATACGCTGAGTAAAACTTTTGTCCTCAAACTTTTCTGGGGTTATCGCTTCCAGCAGTATAACATTAAGATTATCCCTCGCTGGATTAGTTTTTTCGGCCTGGCGCTTTACACTGTCAGACAAACTGTTCTTACCAAACTCATCAACCACTGCGCGGGGTGACTTTATGATTGTTCTAAACAAAGTGTCAACCACGCCCTGATAGTTGACAGATATAACGTACTCCCCTATAGAAAGAGTATCGAACTGAAAAACAGTATTGCCCTCATTTTCACCAACAAACATACTGCCAGTTCCAAAGCCCGTCCACTCTTCATAGAAGGATAAAATACTTGAATAGAAATTTGACTGCGCTAATTCTGCAAACATCCTTTCTTGAGCATCCTGGAGCCACCAGTCTAAAAATTCGTCCTGACGTGCTTCTGGGTTATCCCACTCCAACTTAAACCACGGACGCGAAGGCGATGTCAGTCTACTATGTAACTCAGCAACCAGTACCCCAAGAGCGTCCGATCCGGTCGGGTTTATAACCTTAGCAGGAGACAATTTACGTTTTTGCGGCCTATTGTATGTGTGCAACAACCCACGTGAAGGAAGGAGATAGTCAGACAGTTGCCGCCACTCGTGAACAAAATCGTAACGCTCTTGGAGTAGTTGGTTGTATTGTAAAACAGCGTCTTGGAAGTTCATAGTACCCTTTTAGGTATGTAGATCTACAGACCTAATTATTCAAAAAGAAGACCGTTAGTTACAGTGGACGTAGTTTCTGGATCATCGTAGAGAAGTGGCGCATGTATAGTATCCGTTCGCCCGTACTTCCTTGCCAACTCAACTGCACGTTTCCCTTTAGCCCTTGCTTCTAAAGTTTTCTGCTGCTCAGTAAAGTCTATAGGCTCAGGCATTTCTACTTTAGGGGGTGGTGGAACTGCTCGCTGCATACGCGCCATTGAACGAATCAAAGCAGCATTTTGCTGTTGCATCATTTGAAAAAACGGCATTAACTGTGCCATTATGTCGGCAGTGGACTGGGCGGGGGGCACAGGAGGTATACTCCCCCCGCCCCCACCGGGAGCCACCCGGTGGTCGTACACCACCCTATGCGTTGGCGCACCCGTACCATTCTCAAATACTGATCTGTTATCCATCATGCACCTACAAGTTTAATATGTTGAAACTTTTGTTATCACTCCCGATAGCTTCACCACTTATTTGGTCGAAAGGCAACGGCTTCTGCCCCTTCGAAGTAGCTACCGTCTCTTTCTTACTTTCGGTAGTCCCTGGCACATCTGCCGGGTTCCCACGCTGTAAAATAAAGTCTTTAAAGCCTTTGGGTTTACCCCATTTGTTTATTAGTCCTTCAAGCTGACTTTGACTCGCATCGTCCCACACAGTCGCAAAGTAGTCACTAACCCGTTTCTGCCGCATTTCGTCTGTTATGTCATAATCAACACCCATAAGGGCAGCCGCCGCTGATTCCTTTTTAATCTGAGCGTCAATAAAGGATATCGCGTCATCAACAGACGACATATAAGTACGGTAAAGGGTATCTCTGTCCTTTATGCCAGCGGCTTTAGCTGCCTGAGCCTGTTGCTCTGCAAACAATTTAGCATAGTTAGGCATCTTAGGCATACGGGGCATACGGGGCATATGAAACCCAGCCAGATAATTGCGCTGTTGACGGTCTCTTGACGTTTGACCATTCACATCATACGGTGGCAATGACGGCTGGGGCGCTGTCCAGTGAGGCATGTCTACCACCGGGCCAGTAGGCGCAGGTGGCTTGGGCAAAGACGTTTTAGGTATAAAAATTTTAGGGTCGTTAAACGGACTTGGCATAAAATCTTTAGGGTCGTTAAACGGACTTGGCATAAAATCTTTAGGCATTCTAAACTCCTAAACTTCTATATTGGTCTTGCATAAAATTCATAGGGTCATAGTCTTGTAGCGGTCGCCTAAACTGGGATAAGTCGATTACTTTTTTCTCGTCAGGCCCACCATAGAATGTATCAAAATCCTCAGCATGAGTTAAGACCCACGCGTCACCTTTGTCAGTAGAAGAGAACCCTCTTGTTTTAAGTTGGGCCTTTGTTTCTAATTTTATTTTATTATAGTCGTCTAACTTAAACGTAGGCGTTGTTAAATCTTGAATCAACCCTTCATCGTCAGGCAAATGGATTTTCTTGTATTTGTGAAAATAGTCTTTTGCCCGACCCCACATTTCGTCTTTCTTACGATGGTAGAGGTCAATAAAAGTCTTCCCACCAAAGTCAACCGGGATAACCAAATGCCCGTGACCCATCTGATTAAGACGAGATATAACCCCCTCACCACGCCCCGCGTCAATACATATAAATTTGGGTTGCCAGCTATTAATATACATTACAATACGGGTTACCAGACCCATATTATCAAGCCCTCGGAAAGCATCAAGCGGAAGAGTGTATGGGCCTTGCCGCCTTGCGATTACTGCCTGGTCCCCTTTTTCCGCGAACGCTACATCCACACCCATAATTCTGGGGTTAGCTTCCACAGTGGCGTGATCAACAGGAGCATCAATGAACGCTTGTACTAAGTCGAGAGGGATTAGAGTCTCCTCAGTAGAAGCTGTGAATGAACAGTAATACTCCTGTTGAATCAACGACTCCGGCATCCCAGACTCCCTATCTTGTTGGACAGCCTCTATAGTAGGAACACCAGTCAAATCCCTGTTAAGAAAATTGTAGTACCACAGTTCCGACTTCTTTGCAAACTCGACTTGACGGTAAAAGTCATTCAGCCCACGAGGCGTCCCATTAAACAACGCCCACCCATCATTTGCCGCTAGTATGGGTCGGAGGTAATCCCACACATTCTGCTTATGCAAAGATGCCTCTGTCAGAACCACGCCAACAGGGTTTGTGCCTACAATCCGGTCAATGTTATCAGACCCATGTAATTTAATTTGAGAACCATTTTTTAAAATGATGCTCATGTCTTGTTTGGTTTTGGATTGAATTAACTGACGCGGTATGTAGTCTAGAAATCGCCTCCCGTCATTTGTTTGCCCATTCCATATAATAGACCTGGCTTGGTTATAATAAGGTGCAATATAAAAATAAAGTCCTCTTCTCTGAAACGCTTTACATATACACACATTCCATGAGAATAAATCCTTACCGTTTCTTCGGGGCCATACTAGGATTCCACGCCTGAACGCTTCATCCATGATCACATCCCACGGATTAGTTTGGTAATTTCGCAGCTTGAACTTGTACGGCAGGTTTATCGCCATCAGCTAGTCGCTCCGAATTTGAAAGTACGTTTATGTTGAATACATTCTTATCTTGGACAAGCTCGTCATCCGCACTTGCTGTACCACCCGTGATTCGTCGCTCGCTGACCTCTTTGAGCGCAGCCAGTGTTTGCACGGCTGTTTTTAGTTGATCAGTAGCAGTTGGCAGGGTTTCATCTATTGACGTAATAAGAGATTGAAGTTTAGAAATAGCAAGCGATTCAAGACGCACATACCTTGAATTGAAGTTTTGTATT